TCCGACGAGGAAGCCTGGCTGTTTTCTTTAGCGTCGCTCGACTCCGGTGCAGTTTCCTGTTCCGGAGTAGAAATGGGTTCTTGCACAGGAACATTGTCCTGCGTTTCGATGGCGTCGGTTGGCTCGTTTGGGTCGGGCATGAGATTACTATAGGGTATGATTTATCGGAAATCAACCATTCGGATACTGGACGCCGTTGGAACGGATATCGCTAGGCGAAGCGGGAGCGGTCGGACCGTCTGCACCGGGTGCGCCGGGAGCAGGTCCGACGTTGGTCGCGCCGGCGCCACCTTGGAGGTTCGGGTCGGCAGCAGGGTCGCCGGCTGGTGCGAGTTGCTTCTGGGCGTTCATTGCGACGATAGAAGGCAGGGCTGCACGGATAGCGTCCGTGATGTCCATGCCATCGTCCATACGCTTGAGTGCTTCCTTCGCCATGAATTCGGGATTCATGCCAGGGATCTGGAGGAGGATGGGAGCGATGCGTTCAAAGTTCTGCATCTGGATCGCCTTGTTTGGGCGACCGTTGGAGCCGGCTTCGACTTCCAGCATCAGCTCGGATGCAATCTCATTGATGGCAAGCTGCGGCCAAACGGCGCCAGGACCGGCAATCTTCATCACCGTTTGCTGGTCCATCTGCTCCAGCAGCACCTGTCCGGTGGTACGCGCCATCTCGCCTAGGAAGTCCTCAAGGTCGTCTACATTGGACGACAGGCTGGACATACGGCTGCCCTCGGCGACGGATACTTCCGTGGCTGTGGATGCGGACGTACCGCCCAGGTTAGCCTCCTGGCTGCCAACCACCCGCATCATGTCATCCAGTAGCATGGACGTGTCGTACAGGCTAGGGTCGATGGGGTTGTGTTGGACCGGCTGGAGGATTGAGTTGACGGCCTGTCCAGGAGACAGGTTCTGAAGTTTGATGACAGCGTTGGCCGGGTGGGACTGGAGGTTGGTGATGTCCTTCTCGGACAATGCACCTTCGTAGGTCGCGTACAGGGGGCGGTTGGCGAAGCGATGCTCACGCAAAGCTTGTCGCGCGCGGTTGTATTCGCGCTGGACCGGCATCAACAGGCGGACATCGGACGGAGGGATGACATCCTTTTCGGATTCAACCTCATTGAAGATCAGCGGGAAGAAAGGCCAGAATCGTTCCAGTTCAAGGTGTGGAGGTTCTGGTTCCTTGAGGAAGTCGTGGTAGCCGTCGCACACGACATACAGCATGCCGTCCTTCTTGGAGTAGATTTCCCAAACGATAGCCTTTTCGCAATCTTCGTCGCTCTCGTTCTTGTCTTCGTAGGCCGTGTATTCCTTACCAAGGTCGATCTTGTAGATTTCCTTCACGTCCTCGACATCGAGGATAAACTCCTGGGCAATCCAGTCAGCGCCGACGAAGCCGGACATCTGGCGGCACTTGGGATCTACGATGACCGTGTGGGACATCGGGAAGTCAAAGACAACGCCTTCCTTGATGATGACGTCTTGCTTTTCTTGGATGCTCTTGAGGAGCAAGCGGAGCTGCTCCATCTTGGCATGGTCTTCAGAGAACTTCTCGTCGATGCGGTCAGCGGTCAGACGCTCCAGGGTAGACAACTGCTCGGTGATGTCGGTGATACGTTCCACGTCTTCCGGACGCTTCTCCATGACACGGTGGTAGCCAATCTTGACGTAGCCGATTCCGTTCACGCATGTGCGTCGGACGAGCTGTTTCATCTGACCTTTAAAGCTGGGCTGCTGTTCCTGGAGCTGGTGATGGGCGACAATCTCCATCGTCTTTGCTACACGGTCGAGCATGCGGCGACGCTCGAAACCCTGCTGGGCGTCCTGGATCGTCTGCATCATCGTTGGGTCGGGTGGCTGTCCAGTAACAGCAGAATTCTGCATAGCCGTCTGGACGGCCTGGAATGCAGACATGTCGCCCTCCCATGTGGCAAAGTCCAGAGTCTCGCGTCGCTTGGCGACGAACTTGGGATTCTTGGCGTACAGGGCGGAGACTCTCTGGCCGACGTGACGCTGGACAATGTTAGCGACGTATCGGTCATCGTTGTCGTTGGACGACCATTGCTTGCCCATGTAGAAGTCCGTGTCTTCCTTCATGCGGTCGAAGGACTTCTTCCAATGCTTCTTGGCGTTCTCGACCTTCTTGATGAGGGTCTTGACGAGTGAGGCGCGTGAAGGACCAGGCTTCTCGGTGTCGCGCTTGATGCCGGTCTGCATCGGTTCTACCGGCTGCATCGGATCTACAGGCATCGCCTCGCTCTCGTATTCGTTTTCCATTTGATGTATTTATGTTCAGAAGCCGCCCATCTGCAAGAGATTGCGTCGCGCCTCGTCCCACTTGCCGGATAGCTTGACCCATGCAAGGGTGCCGCTCTTGGGGATATCTGATGGCTTTTCGTAGGTTCTGGCAGCACTTACCATGCTACTTAACAGCAGGCCGACCAGACCCATAGCGTCAACAAAGTCGTCGTGTCGTGCGGAAGGGAACTTGAGCATCTCGGTTTCCGCTTCTGCCCACCAGGGGGCAAACTTGGGGAAGAATACCTTGCCCATTGCCATGCGTCCACGGATTGCCTGCGCGCGGGTTTGCTTGTCCTTCACAGGGGTAATCTCCTCCACAACCGTCCAGATGCCACGCTCCTGCTGGACTTTCCGTAGGAATGGACCGATGGACTGGGAGATATGCCCACGCTCCGCTCCCCATTTGGCGGGCTTGTGCCGGGACATTAAGTCGATCATGCCGTCGATGACCTGGTCCGTAGACGCTCGACGCCACCACACGTCCGGCAGAATCCACACGTTGTCTTCCTCGTCTAGGCCAAAAGGCATCAGTACGGTCTTGTCAGCGGTCTGGGCGGTAGACACGGCATGGTCGGATACGCAGTAGTATCGGAGGTTCTTGGGCAGTTCGTGAGGGTAGGGCTTCAACCAGTCCCGGCGGAAGAAGTCACCGTCGTCGGGTGTAGGCTTGCCTTGGTACAAGGCCGAGAATCCTTTGGCGTTCAGCCGGCGAATCTCGTTAAGGAAGTCCAATCCATATCGTTCCGGCCATAGGGCTTGACCGACTGGTCGGTCCATAGGGTCGTTCTCCACGGCAATCGCCGGCAATGCCAGGATACGCCAAGCCTGGGCGTTCTCGTCGTTGTAGCAGGGATTCTTTGGGTCTGTGAGGCGACCCACTAGGTCATCCTCATGCCACCGGGTCATAATGATTACCACCCTGGCGCCGGCCATCAGTCGGGTCATAGCCACTTGAGTGAACCACTCCCACAGCTTGTCACGCTCTCGCTTGGAGTCTGCTTCCTCGCGGTCCTTGATAGGGTCATCGATGACCAGTAGGTCAGCACCTCGGCCAGTAAGGCCGCCACCCACTCCAACAAAGTTGGCTAGTCCGCCTTCCTCGGTCTGGAGCTTGTCCGATGACTGGCTGCCTGTACGCAGCTTACATCCAGGGAAGACCTGCTTGTATGCAGGAGAACGCATAATCTCACGCACGGATCGTCCGAAGTCCTGCGCCACGTCCGCATTGTAGGTAGCGAAGATAACCTGTCGGTATGGGTCTTTGCCCAAGAACCAGGCAGGGAAACGGCGGGACGCCAGTTCTGACTTACCATGTCGAGGCGGCATGGAGATAATCAGACGCTGGTACAGACCCTTCTCAACCTGCTCCAGGGCAGCACATATAGTTTCGTGGTGCTTGACCGGCTGGTATCGGGACTTGTCCACGTTGTCCGGATCTTCCGGGTCTGGCATGGTCATTCCGGTAAAGGAGATGAGCGACTCCCTAGCCATCTTGACGCGGAGCAGACGCTGGGCGGCAGACAACTGCGCCTCTACTTCGGCAATCTCGGCCTGCCTTCGCTTCTCTTCCGTCGTCGGTTTTTTAGCCATTACGCCTTGGGAGCGATGACGGCCTTGGGCGGATAAAACTCCGTGTAGCCGGCAGGGACTGCGGCCAGAAGTTCAGCCTCCGTGGGCTTGTTGAGGAGCGTCAGCGCGGTGTTAGCCTCGCCTGGCTTCTTGTATTCGCCGATGATAAGTGCGACCTTCTTATCGGCGTTGAGGAGTGCGTTCCAGCCGACAGGCAGGACGATCTTGATTAGTGTGGTCATAGGTTAAGATGTGTAGGTGTAGTATCCGCTGTATCCGTCAAAGGCGTAGTTGATCGTATTCATACTATTAACGGAGTCGTAATAGGAATAGAAGACATGACCCGCTGAATACCACAGTTCATTCCCATCTGAATAGTTACTATTACCAAATGAATCTT